CAACCACGCAGCTATTGATGCAAAGGTAGAAAATACTGTTGGTCTTGGATATGACTTCCATGTCTCTGATAGAACAATGATGGCTTTAGAATCAAATGATAATGATTCAGCAAGAGACAAGGCACGTAGACGCATTGAAAGAATGAAGATAGAGATGCGTGATTGGCTAGAGAATCTCAATGACGAAGAATCATTTACAAACCTTATGATGAAGGTGCTGACTGACTATGAGTCAACTGGCAACGGATATCTTGAGATTGGTAGAACGGTACGTGGAGAGATTGGATATATTGGTCATATTCCAGCTACCACAATTCGTGTTCGTAGGCTTAAAGATGGTTTTGTTCAGGTTATTGGACATAAGGTTGTATATTTTAGAAATTTTGGAGCATCAAATCCAAATCCAATTACTGGAGATCCAAGACCAAATGAGATCATTCACTTTAAGCAATATTCTCCGCTAAATACTTACTATGGTATTCCAGACATTATGTCTGCCGTCTCTTCTTTACACGGAGATCAGCTTGCATCGCAATACAATATTGACTACTTTAGCAACAAGGCTGTTCCACGCTATGTGGTTACTCTTAAAGGTGCAAAACTATCCTCTGAGGCAGAAGACAAACTATTCAGATTCTTACAAACAAATCTAAAGGGGCAAAGCCATAGAACACTGTACATTCCACTGCCAGGAGATACCGAACAAAACAAAGTTGAGTTTAAGATGGAACCCATTGAGAATGGTGTCCAGGAAGCTTCATTTAACGAATACAGACTACGAAATCGTGATGATATCCTAATTGCACACCAAGTTCCACTTTCAAAGATTGGAGGCTCCGATGCCTCTAATATTGCAGCCTCTCTTTCTCAGGATAGAACATTTAAGGAGCAGGTAGCAAGACCACTACAAAGAACCATTGAGAAGCTAGTAAATAGAATTGTTAAGGAAAAGACTGACATTCTAGAGCTAAAGTTCAATGAGCTAACTTTGACAGACGAGATAGCTCAATCTCAAATTTTAGAAAGATATGTAAAGACGCAGATTATGGTTCCAAATGAGGCCAGGGAGGTCCTTGGTCTGCCACAAAGGCCAGATGGCGACAGCCCCTTTGTAATGTCACCAAGACAAGCTACAGACGCTAGAGCAAATTTGGCTGGCAATAGGCAAAGAGATGCCGAAAGAACAAATAATGCGTCAGATAGCCCAGCTACTATATCAGGAAGGAACGCTCAGGGCGAAGGCCCGTCATCAGAATAAAAACTGCTATAATGGTATGTTGTTTATAACAATTTGATAAAAAAGCGATATAATTAGAATACAATGACTATATCTAAAGCACAGTGGGATATGGATGGAGACAACGTTCGTTTGTCTATGCCATTCAGCAAGGTTGATCAGGAGCGTAGAATCGTTTCTGGATTTGCCACACTTGACAATGTAGACAAGCAGGCAGACATAGTAACCACAGAAGCTTCTCTCAAGGCATTTGCCAAGTTCCGTGGCAACATTCGTGAAATGCACCAACCAATCTCTGTTGGCAAGATGGTTAATTTTAAAGAAGACAGATACTTTGATCCAGAAAGCAAGAAGTTCTATTCTGGCGTTTTTGTATCTGCATATATTTCTAAGGGTGCACAAAACACCTGGGAAAAAGTTTTGGATGGGACACTTTCTGGTTTTTCCATTGGCGGAAAGATGAATAAGTACGATGATATGTATGATGAAAAAATGGAAAAGACTATTCGCATAATCAAAGACTATGATCTAATTGAGCTATCTTTGGTAGACAATCCAGCAAATCAGTTTGCAAACATTCTGTCTGTTGAAAAGGTGAATGGCGTAGATATGATCAAGGGGGAAAACCTTGACGTTGAGTTTGAGAATGTTTTCTGGGATAGAGAAAACGGTATCGTAAAGGTATCATCAGAAGAATCAGAAGAGAGTCCAATTAATGGAACTCTAATGAAAAATATAGGTTTCGTTGAAAAAAATGACAGCGAAAAATCAGAAATGATAAAATTCTTAGTTGATAGTGCTAAAGGCATTAATACTTCTAAGATGAAAAAGGAGGAAGATCCTATGAATGAAACAACTGAAAACATTGTTGAAAAGAACGATGATGTAGTTGAAGAAGCACAGGTCGCTCCAGAGGCAGATGCCGAAACCACAGCTGACGTAGAGAAAGCCTATTCTGAAGAAGACAAGGACAAGGAAGAAAAGTCCATGGACGAAGAGGAAAAGAAGGCTGACGACATGAAGGAAGACGAAGAAGAAACAATGAAGTCTGAAGACATGGAAGAAGCAGCTAAGGAAGAAGTATCAAAGTCAGACGAAGTTATTGCTACTGCAGTAGCTGACATTAAAGACACTCTTACATCAGCCTTTAGCGATCTAGCTGAAACTGTTAAGTCTTTGCACGAACAGGTTTCAGAACTAAACAAATCTCTTGGCATCGTCAAGGGAGAGCTATCTTCTGTAAAGGGAGAGCTTTCTCAGGCCAAGTCAGAATTTGACAATTTTGGAAAGCGAGTAGATGCTGTGGAAGCCGATACCGCTTTTCGTAAGTCTGGCGATCTAGGCGAGATCGTACAGGTTCAACCAGAAAAGGTTGAAAAATCCCTATGGGGCGGACGTTTCCTCAAAACTGCCGACTTATTTAAATAAGACAAAAATCACTTAGGAGGTGACAATATGTCGGAAGAGATTATTAAGAATCAGCCAGGTGAGTCTGGTGAACTAGGTGGCACTGCTCCTGGTACTTTCCAAGGTCAGGGTGCATTTGCATCTGGTGGTATTGGTGGAGTAACAGATCCAGGTCCCAACACACTGGGTAACATTCCTAACGCTGAATATGGTCTAACAACTGGACCAAACGCCGTAAATCCTTCGGGTGATGCAGGCAGTGGTATTCTACGCCCTGAACAGGCACGTAGGTTTATTGACTACGTATGGGATGCAACTGTACTCGCCAAGGATGGTCGCCGTGTAACTATGCGAGCTAACACCATGGAACTTGAGAAGGTTAACGTTGGTGAGCGTGTAATTCGTGCTGCAGCCCAGGCTGTAGGTAACTACGAAAACACTGGTGCTCAGTTCTCTAAGGTTGAGCTATCAACCAAGAAGATCCGTCTTGACTGGGAAGTCTCAGCTGAGGCTCTTGAAGACGGTATTGAGGGGGCTGCACTAGAAGATCACCTAGTTCGTTTGATGACAAATGCATTTGCAAATGACATTGAAGACCTAGCAATCAATGGTACAGGCACTGGCTCAGACGCATTCCTTTCAATTATGAACGGTTTCGTCAACAAGGTAAAGACCAACGGAGATGCTCACGAGGCTGTAGTAACAGTCGCTGACAACGCATGGACACCAGAGGTTATGCAGGAAATTATTCTTGCTATGCCACGTAAGTACCGTGCAATCAAGTCAAACCTGAAGTTCTACGCAGGTACTGACGCATTCCAGGGTATCGTTAAGAACAACGGTACACTGTCTGACGCAATTGCTGAGGCTCTTGGAAAGAATGGTAACACTGCGGCTAACACCCAGGCTTACCTAGATGGCCAGGGCCAGACATTTGGTGGTGCTCGCACTACTCGTGTTCTAGGCATTGACGTTCAGGAAGTTCCTTACTACCCAGATGGTTACGTAGACCTCACATTCCCAGCCAACCGTGTTTGGGGATTCCAGAGGGACATTACTGTAAACCGTATGTACCAGCCAAAGAAGGACACAATTGAATACACAGTATTCGTCCGTTTTGGTGTACAGTGGGAAGAAGAGGACGCTATTGCGTTCGCTGACGCAGCTGCTGACAGCTAAAATATAGAAACAAATTGAGGGGGCAGGGGCATCTAGCTCCTGCCCTCTTATTCATTAATCTGTTATAATTAAAGTAAATATAGGGAGAATATATGTCAGAAGAAAACAAGGATGAAGAAATTATTCCTGCTGTACTGGAGCCAGGAGAGCCTCTTATCTCAAAAGAAACAGCCGAATCATTCCAGGCATTCATTGATGAAAGCTTGACTGAGAAATATGCTGAGGCAGTTAAAGAAGCAGAAAAGGCAGCTGAGACAGTTGCAGAGCCAGAAAATGTAATTACCAATAAGGTTCAAAATCCTGTAGTTGGTGATGGCACTGTTCAAGGAATTACCGCTGTTGAAAATGGAGTTATTGGTACTGGTAAAGTAGCCAAGAAGCCAAAGGCTTCGGCAAAGAAGGAAGAGACTAAAGTTGAAAAGGTTGCTATTCACTCAACCAAAAATGTAACTTGGAGTGGGGTTGGAAAGGTTTATAGGGGTTATAACTTGGTAACTCCAGAGCAGGCAGAAAAGTGGCTTACTCGTAATCACACAAGACTTGCAACACCACAAGAAGTTGCTCAGGAGTTTAACAAATAAATGGAAATATTGAGGGTTCCGCCATACGAGACTGATGTAACAATTACTGTTAGTGCTCCAAGCACTGAGTACGAGTACACCATTTTAGATATGGCGGATTCTTCAATAACTAATGGAGAAGCCACCTCTAATTTATCTTCAAAAATAACAATATCTTTACCAGCATTTTATGATAATACATACACAATATCTATCAATGATGACGAGTATATTATAGATGTAGTTAGGCCGTATGTTGATCCAAATACAAAAGGAGAGACGGCAACTGATGTCGAAGAGTATAGGAAAAACGAAGAGCTTGCTAGAGCGATTATTGATTCAATAATTGAAGACGGATTCTATTATAAAAAGAAATCCTATTCTATAACTGGCCTTGGTGCAGATATTTTGCCAGTATGGGGAGATATCAAAAAACTCTTAAAGCTATATGAAAATAATGTTCTGATCTTTGATGCAAATAACCCAAATGATTATTTAATTCATTATGAAGTTGCCAAGGGTGGTTTGGGCATTCAGGAAAAAACAACAGAAATAATAAATAGAAACGAGTCTGCACCTACACTTCTTCCTGCAGCAGGCTCAGACATGCTGGATTTAAATTTTGTTTATAGAGGATTTCCAAGAAGCTTTGATTATCTTGTTGTTGGGGAGTTTGGATATAAAAAGATTCCATCAGATATTGTTAGAGCAACAGAGTTGCTTGTAGAAGACATTTCTTGTGGAAGATTAGACTACTATAAGAGATACATATCTGACTACAACACAGATCAGTTTAAGATCAAGTTTGATGCTGGCGTTTTTGACGGGACGGGGAATATTCTGGTAGACAAGATACTTTCAAAGTATCGCAGGCCTATTAAGACATTGGGAGTTTTGTAATGGCATGTGGAGACAAAACAGACTTTGCATTTCCAATGGAAGCAGATATATTTTACCCAATAGTTGAGCAGGGTCCGCTTGGCAATGTTAAGAAAAATTGGATTTTAGATAGAACAATTGCATGTAACTTTAATACTACTGGAACAGCCTGGAAAGAAGAAGTAAAGCCAAACGTTGATCTTACTCAAGATAACATTATGCTAGGCAGAACTAAAGAAGATTTAAGAATCTCAAGCAGACAGGCCAGCAATGCAATAACAAATGTTATTGTTACAAACATAAGAGATAAAAACTGCAATCCTTTATACATAGAAACATCTGGCCCAAGAAAGGGAAAGTCTACTATATTTGAAATTGCAACAAATCAACCTTTTGTTGGTCCATTTGGAAGTGTTGAATATTATAAAATAGTCATTCGTAGATCAGAAAATCAGGCGGCAGATATATAATGATAGCCTTAAAAATTAATAATAAACAGTTTATGAGAGATATGGACAACACCATTGGTTACATGTTTGGTTTTATTGACGGAGTAAAGCAAGGCTTCCCGTCATTTTTAAGACAGCTTGGTGCCATCTCAGTAGAGGGTTTAAAACAATATATTGATTCTAATGCCAGGGTAAATCCACAGCTAATGCATCACGTATACGAATGGTATCAAACTGGTTCACCAGACGCTAGATTGTTCGATATATCATATATAGTAAATGGGGCAGGTCTTTCTTTTAATTCTACATTTAGACAATCTATATCTGTAAAGAATGGCTCAAAAGTTCCATTTTATAATAAAGCAGAAATTATGGAAAATGGCATTCCAGTAACCATTGTTCCAAAACAAAGAGTCCTTGTTTTTGAGGAAAACGGTGAGGATATATTTACATCTAAACCAGTTAGAGTTGACAATCCTGGTGGAGAAGTTGAGGGGGAATATAAAAAAGTGTTTGATTCATTTTTTAGCAGATACTTTAGACAATCATTTTTAGAAATTACTGGAATAGCCAGTTATTTGCGTAACCCAAGGGACTTTAGTGTAAACTTTAGTTCTGGTAAAAGAGGCGGAAGATCTAGAGGAATTAATGTTGGACAAAAGTGGATTCAGAGGGCGGGCTTAGTATAATGGCAATATCTTACCCACCTATATTTATTAATGATTATCTGTCTCAGAAAATACCATCAGCTCTTGGCAGAGAGAGGTTTACTGCTGGAATCATGAGATTTTTCCCAACAGCCCCAACAGACTTGCAGGCCCTAACTGAAACATTTCCAGAAGCATCTGCAGATGTTTTTGCAGTTTATGACAGAATGTTTAAAATGCGTAGACGAGCATTCCCTCATATCAAGGATGAGCAGTTGCTTTATTATTTTTACAAAATGCATAGCGATCCAGAAGCTCTTATTTTTGCAACTCAGGTAGTCCAAGACTTGCTAGATCGTGGAGATGAGTCAGCAGCAGACCTTAACGAGTGGATTATGAGCAGTCCAGATTATGACCCAATAACTGGGCTATACAAAGAAGAGTTTCTACCCGTATTTTTTCATGATATCAAGATCTACCAGCTAGAAGAAACTAGAGACATTATTGACTTTGGAACAGCTAGGACTTATGCTGGAAACAAGATAATTATTGACTATTGCTATCACACTAAAGGCTATTCTACAGGAAGTTCCTCATATAACGATACTGCTATTCGATAAAAGACTGGTATAATTAAGCTGAGGAAACATCGCCCACTTATTCCATATAGAAAAAAGAGGTGAAAATTATGGCATATACACGTGGTTCAAGTAACAACATTATCGTTGGTGCAGCAGCCCTCTTCACATATGAAGATGGTTTGCTAGCCGACGGCGACTTGCCAGCATATGTAGATGACGTGTCTTACAAGACAACGCTATCTGCTGATGCTGACTTCCGCAACGTTGGTTACACAATGAACGGTCTAGAGATCGTCTTCCAGCCTGACTTTGGTGAGGTACAGGTTGACCAGGTTCTAGACGTTGCTAAGCTATACAAGCAGGGTATGCAGGTTAACCTGAATACTACCTTTGCAGAATCTACACTAGAGAATCTTCTCTTTGCTGTAGCTGGAAAGGACTCTGACCTGACTACCGTTGCAGGAAATCCAACAATGAACCTGTCCGCAGGTGACATTGGTGAATGTCCAGTAGAGCGTGGTCTAGTTGCAGTTGGTCCAGGCACTGGTGACTGTGCAGCTTCCGACCAGATTGAGCGTGTTTACGTTGCTTACCGTGCACTCTCTATTGAGAGCGTAACAGTGGGTGCAAAGCGTGACGAAGCTACAATGTTTGAAGTTTCGTTCCGTCTGCTTCCAAATGATGACGCATCATACGGAAAGATTGTGGACCGTACAATCCCAGCTAGCTAAACCTAGCTTATAACTTAATAGAACTGCCCTAGCAATTGGTTGCTGGGGCAGTTTACTTTTGGTATAATAGTATGATGGCCACTAGAGTGTATGAAACAGCAATTATCAAGCTAATAGATGGCACTCTAATTGAAATATCCCCATTAAAAATTAAATATTTAAGACAATTTATGGATGCCTTTGAGTTTGTAAAAACTGCCAAAGATGACGACGAGGCCATATTTTTTCTTTCTGAATGTGCAAGGCTTTGCATGCAACAGTATTATCCATTAATAAAAACAATATCTGAGTTAGAAGATAATATTGATTTAAAGACTATTTATAAAATTATTGATATTGCAGCTGGGGTAAAAATTCAAAAAGAAAGCAATAAAGAAGTTAAAGATCAAGCAATTAGTAGTGGGGCAGATTGGTCTGGGCTAGATCTTGTTAAGCTAGAGGCTGAGGTATTTTTAACTGGTATTTGGAAAAATTATGAAGAAATGGAAGCAAGCATTTCGATGCCAGAACTAACGTCTATCTTAGAAACAAAAAGAGAGCTTGAGTATAATGAAAAAAAGTTTTTTGCAGCAATACAAGGAGTTGATTTAGATAAGCAAACAGGAAAGTCTGATTCAAATGCTTGGGAAAAACTTAAGGCAAAAGTGTTTAGCAAAGGAAAGACTAGCGATCCAAATGACATAATTTCCCTTCAGGGGGATGCTGCCAAAAGGGCTGGGTTTGGTATTGGTATGGGTCTGGGGTATGAAGATTTAACCAAAAAAACATAGTGTCTATGCTATAATTATTAAAGCCAAAAGCCTTTAGGGAGGAATTAATAATGGCAATTACCGTAAGCGAAGAAAAAACAATTAAACTATTAGATGGACAGGAAATTACAATTAGGCCTTTGAAGGTTTCCCTTCTAAGACCATTTTTGAAAAAGTTCCAAGCTATCCAGGATGTTGCAGAAGACAATGAGAAGTCAATGGATCTTTTGCTAGAGTGTGTCCAGATTGCTATGCAGCAATTTAAACCAGAGCTAGCTGAGGACATCAAGGCACTAGAAGAGGTTTTGGACCTTCCAACAGTCTATAAGATTGTTGAAGAGGCATCTGGAAACTCAACTATTTTTGGTGCATTAAACAAGTAAATATGATTTAGCAACTAGGAGGTGCTGATGAATGGCTGATGATATTAGATCTGACATTAGAATTGGTGTCGATACGTCCCAGGCTATTGCAGAAATTAAGCAGCTGCAAAGACAAATATCTCAGCTAAATACTCAGCTAATCAAAAGTGGTGCCCAGCAGGCACAATCTGCACAAAATATTCAAAGAGATTTAATTAAAAATATTAATTCTACTGGAAAGTTTGCAGCAAATGTAAGAACAATTTCTACAACGGCAGAATCATTTACAACTGCTCTTGAAAGAAATAAACTCTCTATGGGGGAGTATTTTAGATATGCTGGTGCCTCTACAAAAACATTTGGCAGATTATTCAAAAATGAATTTGCCACTATTGAAAAAGTTGCTCGTGAAAGAGTAAAAACTCTTCAGACTCAGTATATAAAGCTAGGTCGTGACGCTAATGGTGCTATGAAGGCCATTTCGGTACGACCTTTAGCTTTAGATATGGAAAGCCTTGCAACCAAAACAGCTCTTGCAGCTCAAAGGCAGCAATTATTTAATCAACTTCTTAAGCAAGGCTCTACAAATCTTTTAAATTTTGGTAAAAATACCCAGTGGGCTGGTCGTCAGCTTATGGTTGGTTTTTCTATTCCACTTGCTTATATGGGTGCAGCTGCTGCTAGAGAATTTAGAAAAATAGAAGAACAAGCCATTAGATTCAAGCGTGTTTATGGAGATGCTTTTTCAACTCAAGCAGAAACAGACAAAGCTTTAGAAAACATGAAACAGCTTGCAGATGAATTTACAAAATACGGTATTGAAGTAAATAAAACTTTAGAGTTAGCAGCCGATGTTGCCCAGATGGGTCTTAAGGGTGCAGATTTACGTGCACAGGTAACAGAGGCTACTAGGCTTGCAGTCCTTGGTGAGGTAGAACAGCAAGAGGCTATGGCAGCTACAATTTCTGTTACAAATGCATTTGGAACAGCAGCAGAAGACCTGGCTGAAAAAATAAACTTTTTAAACGCAGTTGAAAACGAAACCGTGACTGCAATTCAAGATTTAACTATTGCTATTCCAAAAGCTGGTCCAGTAGTTAAGCAGCTGGGTGGAGATGTGGAAGACTTGGCATTCTTCCTAACAGCCATGAAAGAGGGCGGCATTAATGCATCAGAAGGTGCTAACGCACTAAAGTCTGGTCTTGCATCTTTAATTAATCCAACCGATAAAGCAGCAGCGATGCTTCAAGGATTTGGAATTAATCTTAGACAAATTGTTGAAGTGAATAAAGGAAATGTTACTGGCATTGTTATTGACTTTGCTAAAGCACTTGATACCCTAGATCCACTTAGCCGTGCAAGAGCTATAGAGCAGTTATTTGGAAAATTCCAGTTTTCTAGGCTCTCAACGTTGTTTCAGAATGTTGTAAAAGAAGGAACTCAGGCATCAAAAGTTTTGGCACTAGCTAGCAAAGATGCTGGGGAGTTGGCCATTATTGCAGAACGAGAATTAAAGCGTGTTGAAGAGTCCCCATTATTTAAGTTTCAAAAACAACTTGAAAAATTCCAGGCTGCACTAGCCCCATTAGGAGAGCAATTTTTAAAGGCAATAACACCATTGCTTGAGTTTGGAACGGATGTTCTTAAAAACTTTAATAATATGAGCGAAGGGGCTAAACAGTTTGCAGTAATAGCAGCTACAGTTGTGGCAGGTATAGGTCCAGTATTTTTGATGATGTTTGGTCTTATTGCTAATGGTGCTGCAAACATTATTAAGCTTTTTGCCAATTTAGCAAGAATATTTACTGGAGTTGGAAAAAACTCTAAAGACTTGGGCATATCAACAGAATATATGACCCAGCAGCAACTAGAAGCTGCAGCTGTAGCAGCATCTCTTAATCAAACACACTCTAAGTTAATTCAAACATTTACTTCTGAGGCGGCAGCTATAGATAAGTTAGCAATTTCATATGGTAAAGCAATTCTTCAGCAGTCCAGACTTCTCGGTGTTGATCCAGTGACTGGAGTGCCACTTGGTGCTGGTCCAAAAGCAAGACCGCCTAAAAAATTAGCAAGGGGAATTGTTTCTGTTCCAGGTCCAAAAGGTGCAGGGGACGTTGTCCCAGCCATGCTATCTCCTGGAGAAGCAGTTATTCCAACCAAACAATCACAAAAATATGCTGGTTTAATCCAGGGTATGATAGATGACAATATTCCTGGATATAGTGTTGGTCGTAATCCATTTGCAGGATTATTAAGAAAAAATCAAAATAATCCAATTGGAACAGTTTTAAACTTTATTTTGGGCAGAGGAAAATCACTTACAGAATACGAAGGGATGGCAGCTCGTAGATTTTTAAGGTCTCGTCCAAATATTGCAGTAAGAATGCCAATGGATAAGTTTAGTGAGCTTGCTTCTACCCCAGGCCAAAGATATAAGAGTCTTTTTGAAACAGGTTTTAGTAAAGCAGGAGATACCACAGCTAAAAGAGCACAGGCAGAGGCAAAGATTTTTGGTCTTCCAGAAAATATTGATCCATCAATGCGTCCAGTTTATGGGTACTTATATAAAAAAGAAAGAGGGCTTTATGATCCAAGACTTCCACTTAGGACAAGATTAGCTAATAAGCTTTTTGGAAGGGCTGGGTCATCAACACGTGGCAGTGAGTTAAGACATATATTTGGTTCTACTGGATCACTAATGAATCCAAAAACATTTAATTATGGCAATATTGCTATGCTTTTAAACAAGAGAAAAGTTGGAAAGCGTACAACATTTACTTTTGGAGACAGCTATCAGTCTCGCAATAATGAGTATGCAACGCCAGCACCTTTTGGCACATTAAGTGCAAGAAAAATAAAAGGTGCTTACACATCAAAGGATAAAGACTTCTTTGAGGCCCAGATTATGGGAGGATTTACTCTAAAAGATGTTAGAAGAATTGTTGCTACAGAACCAGCTCTAATTCCACAAATTCAAAGAATATTGCAGGCCAATGGACTTAAAATTCCAGTAGGAATGCCAAGATTTTCCATGATGCAAAGACTTCAAAAGCTAGTTTATGGTAAAAAAATGTATGAAGAAAGACTTCCATTTACAGCCAAATATGGTCCAAAGGCTGGCAAATATACGATGCCACCAGTTAAAATTGGAAATAGAAGGGTTTGGCTAAATAATAGTTCTAGTGACGGCTTAGTTGGCACTGCTGTTAAAGACCAAACACAATCTAAAGCAAGAAGAGATCCACCATTATATTTTGATAAAAGCACATACTTGACGGCGGCTCATATGGAGCAGGCTGGGGTGTTAGGACAAAATCGCCAAGATTTTGAAAGAACTATGCGAATGCATTTGGCAGATATGCGTAGAACTGGATTTATTAGTCAGGCAGAAGAAAGGCAGGCACAATCTAAGTTAGTTAATCTATTAGATACCTATCAGACAAAACAAAAAGCAGAAGTTTTTGCTAGCTATAGAGACAAGGTTGAATTTTTACCAAAAACTCTTAATCCAGAATTTGATACAACAAAAATACCTATTAAAGAATACATGAAAGATTTTTCTAGAATGCCAAAAGGATTAATAGGTTCTGGGATTTTGACAAGGATTCCTGATGATGCCAATATCCCAAATAAAGTATTAAGAAGATATATTTTAACCTATAGAAAATCAGTGTTATCTTCAATAAAAGCACAAATGAATGCTGGAGCAACAGAATTAACAAATGAATCAATGTACCCAGCTTTCCAGGCAGCTGAACGCAAAGCTGAAATGTCAATTAAAGATCCAGGCATGAGAAGGCTTATACAACGAATTAATATGGAAAGCAATTTCCCAATGACAATTGGTTACAATAAAGCAGGCGGCTCTGGATACTCAAGAGGAAGCTCAATTCTTAAAGAAAAATCTTATCAAAAGTTATTGCAAAAATTAAGAGAAAGAGGGGACTCAAGGCTTGAAGCTATTTTCCCAGGAATTCTAGATAAGGTTGACAAATATTATGTAAGTCAATCTAATATACAGGTTCCTAGAGATATGAAGGGGCAAATACAGCAATATATAGCAAATATGCCTGGAGGCAGAAATCAAAGAATTGCTACCTTAAATCAACTAATAGAAGATCTTCGTGGACTAACTCCATCACAAAAAAGAGATGTGCTTAATAGGTTTATTTCTGGTCCAGTTCCTGATATAAAGCCAAAGACTAGTCTGCCATATCCAGTAAAGACACCTGTAGAAAGAAAAAAGGTAAGTCCAAAAAATTCATTTACAAATATAGACGATATAACTTCTCAAGCTTTTCTTCGCCGTAAAGGATTTTCTGTTGGATCACTAACAAGGATGCTATTGCCACTAATAGGACTTGCTGGCATTGCACAATTGTTCGGATCTAGTGGAGTTCTTAAAGCAGCAAACGGTGTGTTTTCAGTTCCAGGGCCAAAGGGTGCAGGCGACATAGTCCCTGCAATGCTTTCTCCAGGGGAATCAGTAATTCCTGCTAGACAATCAGCTAAATATGCCCCATTAGTTCAAGCAATGATTAATGATAGCGTACCTGGATATAACGATGGTTTGCCTCCAAGTGTTGCAGCTAAAATGGGATTTAGAACACCAGCAGATGTTAATATTGCTAATTCACAAGAACTTGCAAAACAAACTGCAAAGGCAGGCGTATCGGAAAATCTTAAAAAAGCTGGAGCATTTGTTTCTAAAGTTGCCAAATCAACTGGGCAAAGGGCTATTGCTGCAGCTAACAATTCTCCAGTTTTAGCAGCTTGGGCAGCAAAAACTTTTGGCAATGATATTGCAACTACTGGAGGAAGAACTTTTGAAGCAGGTACTGGTGCAGAAATAAGGACAGATAAGCGTGGTATACAATATGGGTACATTCCTGGTCAGGGAAGAGTTTCTGTAGAGACTGCAAGAACAGCACAGGCAAATGTCAACCAAGCTGCAGCCCCAAGAATGCCTGGTGCTGGAGCTGGCATGGGCCTTTCTGTGCTTGGTATGGGTGCAATGGCATATGGAATGTCTGGACAGCCAGGTTCTCAAATAGCTGGGGCACTCTCCATGCCATTAATGCTAGCCCCTATGCTTTTGCCAATGCTTGCAAATCCAATTGGCAAAGTCATCGCTGTTCTTGCATTATTTGCTGGAGCTATGTTCTTCTTACAAGAACAACTAAAAAATGCTCGCAAAGAAGGAATAAAAACTGCAGAGGCAATGACTATGACTGCAGAAAAACTACAAAAGATTTCTGAATTTTCTGGCAAGGTCACTGCGTCTGAACTAGCAGAGCGAAAGAGAGAAGATCAATTAACTGGTCAAGGATCTATAAAACGTCAATTTGGTCAAACATTTTTAGAATCAGACATTGGCAAACAAATGCTAGCAGATGTTTCAAATATGCCTGGCAATAGAGCATCAAATATAGCCAATCAATTATCTTATGCAGTTCTTCAGGGTGCATTATCTCAACAGCAGGCAGCAAGCATTGGTGCCGCACTTAGTACTGAATTAAAAGATTTTTCAATTACAACAAAAGTAACAGGTCAACTAGCTGCTTTATTTGGACCAAATGGTCAAAATTTACTAAAAGATCCTCTAGAAATTGCAATTGCTATCCAAGAGCAATCTGGCAGAGAGCAAGAAAAGTCCTATGAAAATGCAATTCAAAAAATAGAAGATAATGCAGCTATACATGGTGGAACTATTGGAAACTTAATTGGCGGCGGCATTATGACTGCCGCTGGTGCAGTTATGGTTGCCACAGGATTCCTTGCACCATTAGGTCTTGCAATTAGTGCAGCTGGAATAGGAACTATGGTTGCATCTGGAATTAATGAGGGGGTTGCAGATGGGATTGAAAATGCAAAAGCTGCAGCTATTGCAATTATTGCTGGAACAGAGCAGATTCGACAAAATCAAGGGCTGCTGGATTCAGTAGAAAGTAGATATAATACCCAAATTGATGAACTAGAAGCTAAAAAAGAATCTGCAAAAACAGATAAAGAACGTTTAGAAATAGAAGATAAAATAAATTCTAAAATTATAGAAAGAGATAATGCCCTTGTAAAGCTTAAAGGGAAAAATGATGAAATTTATAATAATTTAATAAAACAAGCCAAACAATTAGGCCCAGAAAATTTTCAAGCAACATTTGAGCAAGCTTTAGATTATAGAGCAGAAAATGCTCCACAAATAGTTAAAGATCAACTTGAAATTGCAAAGTCAGCACTAAAGGGGATGGAAGACAGTGATTTTAAAATTAGCTTACAGCTTGGGCTATTGTCTGAAGAATTTGATGCAACCACAGTTACTAATTTAATTAATTTAAATAAAGAGTCCAATGGAGAGATTGAGAAAAGCTTTAAGTTACTTGTAAGAGCAGAAGGAACTGCAAAAGCCAACCAGCTTATGCAAATTTTAAGCTCCTCCAACCTAACAGCAACAGAGGTTGATGTAATAATGAATTATACAATGTCTAATAAACAAGATTTTGATACTGATTTAGAAGCTATTTCTCAGATTGTCGGAATGGCTGGAGAGTATGGTCTTGTTGTTAAGCCAACAGTAGAAAACATAGAAGAAGTCGGAAAATTTATTAAGGAAACAGAGAATTTAGATACTGGTAAGCCAATTACAAGAAAAATACTTACTCAGTATCTAAAAGAGGGTGAGGGGGCAGACGGAAAGCCACTTAGTGCAAAGGCAATAGAAGAGCTTCAATATATGTTGGATAATTGGGATGTTCTTACAAATGGAACGAATAAGCTTAATTATCAGGTCATGGTCGATTTCTTAATTGGAAATGCTAGCGATGCTGCAATTCAAGCTTTTTATTTAGCAAATAATCCAAAAGAATACGCTAAATTTATGGAGGGTGGACCACTTATTAATACCCCAGATGGTCCAGTAGGGTTTATAGATGAAGATGAAAGAGCAAAGATGCGAGCCTATTTCTTTGGACAGGGCAGCGGCGGCGATAATGATGACCCAGGTGAGGGAACACCCCCTGGTGGAGACACAGGAACCCCAGAAAATGTGCTAAAGCAATATGCAGATAGGTTAAAACGTATTCGCAATGCAGCAATTGATACCACAGGAACTGTGGATGAATTAATTAAAAGATTTAATATTTTAATGAAGCCTGGCTCAGCAACATCTACACTTTTCCGTGGCACTGACCAAAAACTATTATTTGCTGGATATAGCAAACAATTTATTGATGCTGTAATGTCAATGGATGAGGCAACAAGGTCTAAATTTGTATCTATTAAAAATGGAATCATAAAGGTTACTCAAGCAGGAAAAGACCTTAATGCTGCCATGTCTGAAATAACACTTGGTGATGCTCAATTTAATATTGCTTCTGGCGTAGCAGACGTTAGAATGCAAATGCGAGCAATGGAAATATTAACCAAAGACTATGGAATGTCGGCTAAAGAAGCTTTTGAAATGGCCAAAGATGCATCTCTTGCATATGCAATAGTTACCAGAGGAACATCTGGTGAAATTCAAGATTTAATTAAGTGGACTGAAACACTTAGGCAAGAAAATGAAAAATTTGCAAGGTCTACCCCAGAAGGAATGCAGGCATTCTTAAGGGGTGAGCTAGATAAGGTTTTAGGGGCATTAGATCTTGCAGATCAATATTTCCAAGCTCAAGAGCAGGCTGTAGAAAGAGACTTCCAAGACAAGATTGACCCAATTGCAAAATTAATTCGTGCAGCAGAACAAGACATAGTTAATTATCAAGACAAGATTGACGATCTTAACTATCAGCTAACATTAATTGAAGATCAAGAAAGCAAAATTAATGATGAATATGATAGAAAGTTAGAAGCTTTAGATAAAATTGAGCGAGCTAATGACTCTATTGCTGCACAGCAAAAGTCTCAGTTAGCATTAGCAGATGCACTTAGCCAGGGAGATATTTCAGCAGCAGCACGGGCAGTTCAAGAGATTAGATCCCAGGCAGCATCTGACAGTATTCAGTCACAAAGGAATCTTCTTGAAGAAGATAGACAAAGAAGGCTTGATGCGTTAGCGGTATCACTTAATGGAAAACTTCTCACTAGAAAACAGATTGAGGAAGAAATAAAGACATTGCAGTTCGAAATTGCTAAGATTGAAGAACAAAGGCTTGAGCCAAATCAAAAGCTTGTAAGAGAATATGAAATACAAAGAGATCTTGCTTTGGAAGCAATTGGTGAAAATGGATACCTTGGAAAGACAAAAGCTGAGTGGGACAAAATTGCAATAGCTGCAAATAAGGCTACTGTTGAGTCAAAGGCATTTAATGATTCTGTTGTTGCAATTCTGTCATCAATAAAGGGATTTACTTTTGGTCCAGATGGCAAGCTGCTACCATTTAATATAGAAGAATTTAAACAAGGTCTAACCCCACCAGAAAGCCCTAGCAGCGAAGAGCCAAATACAAATGAAAATCCTGAAGATAGCATATACACTGGCCCATCACGAGAAGAGCTTCGTAAACAACTTGACGCACTTTATATAAAAATTAAAAATGCCGAGGCCTACATAGCTAAAATGAAAAAAGCTGGAAAACGTTTAGAAGCTGCAAATGCAACAGATAAATTAAATCAATATCTTGCTGAAGAGAAAGCACTGAGGGCACAATTTAATGCAGCTCCTATGGGTGGTTCTGGTGGAGGTGGTGGTGGTCCAGCCCAAATGATGATGGCTAAAGGTGGTATGGTTCCAAAATATCTAAGAATGGGAGGTCTATTACCATATAAAGCTGAGGGTGGTTCAATATTTAAGCCATTGGGAACAGACACTATTCCAGCAATGCTTACTCCTGGAGAATTTGTAGTTCGTAAATATGCCGTAGATAAATTTGGCGTAGATAGGCTAAAGGCCATAAATAGTGGCACATACAAGGGTGACTCAGTGTATAATTATGAGGTAAGTGTTAATGTCCAAACTGACGCAAACCCTGATCAAATTGCCAGGGCAGTTATTGGACAAATAAGACAGATTGAGTCCCAAAGAATTAGGGGGAATAGGTTCTAATGGCTACATCAGCATATATGGCAGGTCGTAAAAAATATCAGCGACCACAGGCTATGCTTTGGTCCAACAACTCTGGAACCCTTTCAAATGGCTTTTATATACCCAATGGATTAGAAATTGGATCAGATCCAGGAGCTGTTACAGATGAATCATTATTGGATGAGTTTTTAATTTTATCTGATGATAATAGAAGGCCAATTGAGTTTAGCCCAACTAGAATCGAAAATCGTAGAAGAATGGTTAATGGTCGTATGAGATCGTATCACATTGCAGATAAGCTAACTATTTCTACATCCTGGGATATGCTTCCATCTAGATCTTATAAGTTAAGGCCAGACTTTGTTCAGGCAACTGGAAAATCAGAATATTATAATGATAGAGATTTTGAGTATACTACTGATGGCGGAGCTGGCGGAGTAGACTTAGTAAATTGGTATGAAAATCATAAAGGATCATTCTGGGTATTTCTTGCTTATGATAAGTATTCTGTTTTTGGAGATGATGATGCAGCCTACGCTCATCTAGGAAAATACAATCAGTTAATAGAAATGTTTATATCTGACTTTTCCTATAGTGTTGTTAAGCGTGGTGGCACAACACATGACTTTTGGAATATTTCGGTAACGCTGGAAGAGGTTTAAATGTTTCAAAATGAAGAACTTTTAGACCATCTACAAACATCTTCTGTAATTAGAACCAATTCTGCAGTCATTGCTGAATGGAATATGAACATTGCAGAAAATATTTTAAAGATTGGTAATTATAGATACCGCCCATCAGAGGGGCCGTCTACAAAGTACGGACTTCCAGTGTCTGCATTTGATGAAATTGATAACGGTAATTTTTATACTAATGCCACTGACGCTGATGTAGTTATTGATGGTGGGTTAGATGATGAAGGTATACCACTAACGTTTACGTCTAAAAAACAAAAAGAAAAACTATTATATTCTTTAGAAGATTGTTTTGGAAAATTTAGACCAAGATCTGGAATAAATAAGCTTAGATATTTCAAAGATAGTTTTAGTCATTTTACAAATATTAATATGATTAGACGACCTAGATATTATATGGCACACAAAGATGATTCATTTAAATACTGGTCCTCATACAGGACGGAAGATGGCATTGAGCGTGGAATAGCAAATAAATTAATTAATGGACAACACTTTATTGATGACGCATCACCATTTGTTGTATATAAGAATATTGTGCCATCCAATAGAATTATTGTAAAAATGCAAACAAATGTTGGAGAGATTGATCTTGGACCTTTTGTTAATAATGCTGGCTCATTTTCAGATCCATTTTATGGAAATCAGAATCAAACTACTCCAGTAAAATGGAAAGTCCAAATATTAAAAAATAATAATTGGACAGATATAATTTCATTTAATTCTGCATCAGCAAGAAGAGATGGTAGTCCAATTATAGGGCCAGATGGCTATGTAGAACTTTCTTATGGTCTTAAGATTCCAGAACGATACCGTGATATTTTTATTAAAGCAGAAGAATACACAACAGATACTTTCTTGCCAGAACAATCAGTTAATGGCTATGCCTACTTAGTTAAAGAGCAAGAGTCTGATCTTGGAACATATCATATATGGATAAATGAATTTAACGGATATCAAACATTTACTCCAGAATACGGATGGTATTTAGAAGAGTCTCAGGTAGATAGGCTTACAAACTTTGTAACAGACTTAACTGCCCCAGTTTCATATCAGGACACTACTACTGGACAAACAAAATATAGAGAATTTGAAGAGATTTCTGGCATTAGGATAGTCATTGATACGATGAATAAAGTAGACTCAACGTTTGATCTTATTGAGCTGTCACCTAGACTAGTCGTAGACATATCAGAAAAGGTTGAATCCTTTAGTTTAACAAAATCTGCATCTGACCTAGGCAACAGCGGAATGCCAGTTGGTCAACTATTGGCTGGTGTTGGAACTATAGAGCTATTTGACTATGACTTAGCATTTAGCTCAACAAACACAAATAGTATAATTAAAAATTATTTAACAAAAAATATTCAGTTTAAGCTTTATGAAATAGTTATTGATGTTAATGGATCTGATTATTATATTCCAATTAAAACAATGTATTCTGAGGGATTTCCAGAAATAAATACAAATGATAGGTCTGTTTCTCTTAGCCTTAGAGACCTTTTCTTTTATTTTGAGTCAAAAACTGCACCACAAATACTTGTACAAGAAGCATCATTAAGCTATACCGTATCAATGCTGCTTGACTCAATAGGCTTTTCTAATTATTTATTTAAACGAATAGATAATGAGTCAGAGCCAATTATTCCATACTTTTTTATTGCACCAGATAAAACAGTTGCACAGGTTCTAAATGAAATTGCTATATCTACTCAAAGTGCCATGTTTTTTGATGAGTACAACAATTTGGTTGTAATGACAAAAGAATACATCTTGCCATCAAATGATGAAAGAGATGTGGATATTGTTCTTTATGGAACTAAAGATTTTGAGGCAGAAGGACAAATTTCTAACAAAACCACAAATGCAAAGCTTGCAAATATTGTAGAAATTGCTAGTCAAAAAGATGATGTTTTTAATGATGGGAAAATAACTTATTCTACAAGATATATTCAAAGATCTGTTGGGTCAATCAGACAAGCAAGTATGATTGACCAAGACAAAGTTTGGATTTATAAGCCAGCTTTGCTTTGGGAGGTGGCAGGAACCGAAAATACTAAATCACAAAATGACGTACTTGGAAATCAGTCAAGTTATGCATTGTCTGCAATACCACTTAAATCAGATTTGCTAGAGACTCCACCAACTGTAGTTAATGGAATTATACAAAATAATACTATGGATTTTGGTGAAAGTGTTTATTGGATGACAAGGTATAATGGATATTTTTATGCTAATGGAGAAGTTATCAAATATGATGCCATTGAATTTGAAATTCCTGGAGTACAAAAAAGAGTTGTTCAAACAAATAATAATGGAGATTTATCTTTAAATATTGTAACTTCTGGAGGCATTGGCAAGGTATGGATTACAAGCGTAAGAGAGTATCAAAAATATTTTGCACAATTACCATTTAATGGGAAAATGTATCCAACAGGAAGAGTCAGAATATATTCTGAACCAAATTATAGAACTATCAATGGACAAACTACCCTTGCAAATGGTGCCGTAGCAAAACACGGTAGAGGTCAATTTGGAACGCCAATTGTTAGTCATTATGCTGGTCTATCTTCTTATTGGACATCAAATTCAAATGTTCGTGGCTGCACTATGAAAAGCTCACAGCTATTTGGAACAGCAATTGAAACTTCTATCTCTGTTGGTGCAGCAGGAATTAATAACGCACTGGCCCAAACATCTTCTAGAACTGGCATTATTAAAAACTTGCTAACATATACTCCGTCATATGAAAATATTTCTAAAAATATTATTGCCCCAGGAACAGTCCAGTCTTCTGCCTTAGTATTTACTGGGCCATCGTTTACAACCACTGAAACCCCTATAGATTTTATATCATATGTTTATAAACCACTTAATACATTACAAAATAAATTTAAACATTTTGGATCTAGAATTCGTCTTATTGGAAAAGTTGAAAATAACGAAAACAGTAGTCAAAGTCCAATTGGGGCATCTTCTTATTATTTGGGGCAAACAAATAATCCAAACCAGCCAGCAATAATTTCTGGTGCCTCTGGCGGAATTGGCGTACTTATGAATCCAGAAACAAACAATGGCTATTATCTTGAAATAGTTGCATTAGCTGAAGACGGCGTTCTAGACTCCTATGAAAATTCTGCCGATTTACATAACATATTATTCTATAAAATTGGTAAGCCTAGTATTGGCGAGACATCCAAGGCAGTCCCCATTAAGCTTTGGGGTGGAACTGCACAAATTTTAATAGATAATGGTCAGTTTGTTGGACAATATAGGATGGCAAATGAAAAAAATCCAACAGTGTACGATCTTGCAGTAGAGTATGAGGATATTGGCACAACTAGAAAATTTTTCTTGTATATAAATAATAGGCTTATTGCAACAGTAATAGACAGCCAGCCATTACCAATATATAACAATATGTGTTTATTTGTTCGTGGCGGTGCCAGGGCAATGTTTGAAAACATTTATGCAATAACAAATAACTATTCTCAAAATACTTCATATGCATTAAGCACTCCAGTAAGTGCTGTGTTTTCTTCAGATGAAATAGACATAGATGAGGCATTTAGAAAATATGCTTTAAGTGGTGTAATACAGGCTAGTTATTTGTCAAGCATTAGCCCATCAGAACCCCCCAAATATAACATGTATTATGAAGAATTTGGAACCATAATGAGAGAAGCAGCTTACTTTAACATCAGGTATGATAAAGCATATCCAGCATTATATGCCAAGCTATCTCCAACATTTAATAAATTAAAAGGCTATACCACTTCTGGATTTTTAGCAAGTTCCTACGGTGCAGAATTTATGATTTTCAATGCAACGGACACAGTTCTGAGTCTTGATGAAACAAGTGGAAACTATTTAAGAATTCAGGGTGTAACATTTACGCAAGAATCTCCACACGATTTAACAGTGGATGAATATTTTGATAAAAAGAGTGACCACTCAAATCCACAATTTTCTGGGCAACAGTTAGTCTCCTATCCAGGAAAGGCAAAACAAGAATATCAGGATATCAAAATTAGTAGGCTGACGCACGGAAGAAAAGAGTTTACACTTGACACGCCATATATTCAATCACATGATGATGCTGAAAATCTCATGGGCTGGATGATATCAAAAATTATGAAACCGAGAAAATCTATTGGCGTAAACCTGTTTGGCTTGCCAATTTTGCAACTTGGTGATATAGTTAGTATTAACTATAAAGACAGTGATAATGTAGATATTGTCGCACCAGAAGATTCCAGGTTTGTTGTTTATCAAATAGAATACTCTGCAAATCCAGATGGACCAGAAATGACTGCGTTTTTAAGTGAGGTGAAATAATGGATGCACTGCCCATGTCAACTAGCAATGAGGCATACAATAATTTAAATGCTAGACTATCACAATTGGAGTCCCAGGTTTCCTCTGTCAAAATTGCTACACAGGAATTAATAGATATTGTTGATGATGCAATTCCAGCAGACCAAAAAATAGAAGCAATGACTAACCTATTATTTGAAGATATAGGTGGTCAAGAAATAATTAGTATTATTAGAAATGATATTGTTAATGGTCAGAATGTTACATATCAGCCAATTACAAATATTACAAGTCTTTATTATCAGTATAATCCACAAAACATTTTAGCAGTACAAAAAACAGATAGGGATTACTTTAAAAATTTCCCAATTATTTTATACAGCAAGGTTCCAGAATGCGGAAGCGGCTTTGATATTGACGGTAATCAGCAGGTGCCAAACTGTGATTATATCTACATACATCCAACAAGCGGGGATCTTGTAATAGATTTAATTAATATGAGGCTAGAAGAAGAGGTAGAGGTTCAGATTATTTCTAAACTAAGCGACCTACATGATACAATATACTGAGGAAAAATAATGATTACAAATACTGGAAAGGGCATTTTAGCTAAATACTTGATTGGTCAAGCACCAGCATATGCTTCATATATTGCTGTGGGCTGTGGCCCCTCTGCTTTAGAAGATGACACCCCTGGTTTTACCACAGAGCAAAAAGAAGAATATGCTGAAAAAAATGCACTAGACTTTGAAATGTTTCGTGTGCCAATTATTTCTAAGGGGTATGTTAATGAAAACAATCTTACAAAGCTGGTACTAACAGCAGAGTTGCCAACAGAAGAAAGATATGAAATAACAGAAGTTGGAATATTTTCAGCAGAATCCAACCCATCAGCGGGTGCGTTTGACAGCAAAAACTTTTATTTATTTAATCAGACAGAGGGCTGGGAGCACCACACACAATCTTTGATTAAAGAAATTCCAACTATATATACGCCATTAGATGAAAACGATATTATTCTTGGAGAATATATTGTTAATGGAACACTACAAGAAACTCCAGTATTTCATACTAACGCAGATAATAGAACATTTACAAATGAAGAAAGAGTTCTTAGAAATGAAAGATGTAGATTTTTAAATAATATGCTAATGGTTGTTGGAGATGATGCTTCTTTAACTACTGATTCAATACAGCAATTGTCTGTTGTTGCTGGTAGCAATCATATACATAAAACTGGAACATCTTTAACATTTAATAGAAATGCCCCAACAGATCGGCTCAAACTTGCATTTTCTTTAATAAATAAAAATGGAGAATCTTCGACAGTACCAGACAATGTAAAAATTTTAATTCAGTTTTCTTCTTCAGATACATCTTCTACTGGTGAATATGCAAACTTTACTGTCAATATTGACCACACTGGGTTTACAGCTGGCACTGCACCACAAGAAGCAAACTTTACAACACAAAGATATTTTGTTGTTTCAAAACAATTACAGGAGCTATATTATACCTCAGCATTTAACTGGGAAAGTGTGACAGTTGCCAAAATATTTGTTGAGGTAGAAAAAAACGGAGCACCATCTTCCGATTACTATGTGGCTCTAGATGCAATGAGATTGGAAAATTTAACAACAACAAATCCTTTATATGGTCTTACTGGGTATTCAGTGCTAAAAACAGATGGGGCATTGCCAATTGTTAAGCTAGCTAATACTGCAAATTATATAGAATTTAGAATAGCCATTGGAGTGGAATAATGGCAGATCGTGGAATTAAAAAAGTTGTGATTCCAAAGTCTACGCTACCTAGTGTCACATTAGATAATAAATATTTTGTTAGATATAGGATAGTCTCTCAGGACAAAAATAGAGTTTCTGCGTGGTCACCAACATTTGAGCTAAATGCTATAACGCCTACGCCATTACTGGCATCCAATGTTACATACTCTATCAATAATAAATTAGTTAATATAGCCTGGATAGATCCAGAGCTAAGAAATAATTACGATATTTTTATTAAATCTGATTCTGGTGCATATACCTATTATGGAACCGTAACTGGGCAAAGTTATAGCTTTTTAACTAATGCTACAACCTCTATACAGTTTGCCATCCAGATATCTAGTATTTCTAAGGAAAAAAGCGAGATCCTAGAAATCTATGAATCTAGCGTCATATCTTTGGTATAATATTAGTTTAGGAGAAAAATGCCAATTATTCCGATTCCAGAACGTGGTCAGCCACTAGACCTAAGCTATATTGCTACAATAGCCGAAACAGTAAATAACCTATCCAAAGAGCTATCATACTCTTCAAAAAAATATGCATCGGTTGAAAGCCCAAGAGCATCTATTACAAGGCAAGATCTTAAAGTTACAGACATGAGGGTTGTAGCAGGGGCCTACGATCTTGCTCAAAATTTTTCTGTAAACGCTGGTCAGAAGGTACAGTTTACTTATAACTTTGCAAGCTCAGACTTTAAATATCCACCAATTGTTACTGCAACTCCAGAGGCTGTATCAGTAACAGATAGCGGAACGGACGTATCTGTAACAATTACATCAGTTACCTCATCCAGAGTTGATGGCGTTGTACGTTTTAATACAAGCGGTACCGCTTCAATTCGTATAAATATTATTGCTATTGGACTTCCAAGCTAGGTGATATCCATGCCATTAATGGATATGGAATCTTATAATAATGCACCTGTAATTCCTGGGAATAAAAAAGTCTGGTTCTTAAATGGGGACTTGGTAAGAATTCATCATTTAAATAAATCTAATGGCATTATGTCAGTCTTCAATATTATTAAAGATCAAATAGAAAGTTGCCTAATTTCTGATTTTAAGAAAAATAGAGAAAGAGCTTATACAGTTGGTCAAACTGCCCAGCTTGTAAATAGGCATAAAAAGTACTTGCCAAATTTAATGAAACGTGGTATAATCCCATTTCCAACTGGCTCACAAAAAGGTGGGGCAACTGGATGGCAAGTACGAAGCTACTACTCTGAATCACAGGTAAGGGAGATTCGTGATATACTGGCCTCCTACCATATGGGTAGACCAAGAAAAGATAAATTAATTACAAATGATATAACGCCTTCTCCACAGGAGTTGACACGGAGAATGGGCGATGGTATACTTACATATACCAAAACCGAAGATGGTAGATTTATACCAATTTGGTCAGAGTCTATATAGGAAGAAAATGGGTATGAATAACGAAGACACTAAGGTTCGTGTAGCATTGGGCTATACGCTTAACCTAGGCAACTTTCAGTCTCTACGAATTGATGTAGAAGTTCAAGACAACAAGCGTGAAGGCGAAAACACCAATGACGCTTTTGAGCGGGTATATGCTTTTGTCGAAGATAAGTTAGCCGCCAAGGTCAAGGAAGCTGCTGCTGAGGTAGAGGCTAAGTAAATGGCTGATCGCAAAGACCAGATGGCTTTGCTCAGCAAGTTTGAAAAGCACTATAAGTTTAAGTATAATCAAAAACCAAACTTAAACAGATGGGCAGAGGCCTGGGCAGCAGATGCAATTATAGATTCTTACGGCATTCATATTTGCTATGAAATGCTAGAGTATTATTTTGATGTATCCCCAGCCCCAACATGGAAGAATTTTGCAGGCAATATAGGAAGCCTAATTGAAGCTAAGTCACGAATAGACGATGACAAAATTGAAAGAATTGAAAGAAGAAAGAAAGCGAAAGAGTGGTTAAGTGAAAATCAGTAAAGCTAGGTCACTAGCCAAATCTATAACTTGGAGAATTATTGCCATTTTAAGCACCTTTGTGGTTGGATACGTATTAACTGGTAGTGTAGACTTTGCTGCCTCACTGGCATTACTCTCAAATTTAATTAACTTTATTCTTTATTATTTTCACGAAAGACTTTGGCTTAGGGTTAGATGGGGTAGACAATGAATAGTGCAGAAGATAGACTAATTTCGGCAGTACTTGAAGACAAGCAGCTTCATGTTTTGCTACAGGCAGATGTAGAAAAGATACTTAGAACTCATAATGATATTTGGCAGTTTATTCGTAGATATGCTGAGATCAATGGGTCTGTTCCACCAAAGTCTATTGTTGTAGATAAGTTTAGAGATTTTTCTCCAGTAGAGGGTATTGGCACAACCAAGCATCACTTAGAAGAGCTTCAGGCAGAGTACCTTGAAAATAGCATTAAGGAAATCTTAGTTTCTGCAGCCACTGAAATTCAAAACGGCAGCAGTGCAAATGCCCTTGAATCATTAATTACAAAGACATCAGAACTTAAGAAAAATACTTCTGTAATTAGGGATATTGATGTGACTGACCTGCATTCAGCCATTGAATACTATAAGCAACTACAGCGAGAGCAGGAGCTAGGTTCTATTGGAATTAAAACTGGACTGCCAGGGTTTGACAATTACTTACCAGCTGGAATTACTCCAGGACAGCTAGGTGTATTTTTGGCCTATCCAGGCATAGGTAAATCTTGGTTAAGCCTTTATTTCGCCGTACAGGCCTGGAAACAGGGCAAATCTCCGATGATCATAAGCCTTGAAATGGGCGAGGCAGAGGTTCGTAATCGTGTATATGCCATTATGGGTGAAGGGCTGTGGTCTCACAGAAAGCTTTCCAGTGGACAAGTTAATATAGATGATTTGACAAGATGGCACGAAAAACATCTTTCTGGTAAACCAGAGTTTCATATTATTTCTAATGATACTGGTGGAGAAATTACACCATCTGTTTTGCGTGGAAAAATAGATCAATACAGGCCAGACTTTGTTATTGTTGATTATCTGCAGCTAATGAGTCCCAATGCAAAGGCAGATAACGAAACGGTACGTATGAAGAACTTGTCTCGTGAACTAAAACTTATGGCTATATCAGAAGAAGTTCCAATTATTGCAATTTCTTCTGCCACGCCAGATGATGTTACTAAATTAGACACAGTCCCAACTCTTGGTCAAACAGCTTGGTCACGACAAATTGCTTACGACGCTGACTGGGTTTTGGCCCTAGGGCGTGGTGCTAACTCAGACGTTATTGAGTGCGTATTTAGAAAAAACCGTAATGGGTTTATGGGGGACTTTTTGGTTCAGGTTGATTTTGATAAAGGCTGGTATAGATATAAAGATTTTGAGGATAAGTAGTTATAATTAATACATGCTTAACCTACACCATAAGGCAATTAAAAGATTTAGCCTGGATGGAAACATCCACGATGACTCTGCCATTGCCAGGCTTAAAAGTGAATACATAAAGCTATTAGTTGCAGAAATGAGGTTATCTGGGTATGTGCCAAGACTTGACATTAACCCCGATTTTACGCTAAGCTATAATGAAGAAAAAAGATATTTTGAGTTTAAGATAAGTTTATACGGAATTTATATAGGAAAGAAACAGAGTGAATGGATACTAGGAATAGACGAGATAAGACCAATTTATATTCAAGAGAGCAAATCAAAAGAATTCTTGAGGGAGCAGGCCTAGATATAGAGTCTGAGGTAGATACAGACTTTATTGTGTTTTGTCCATTTCACGCAAACAATCGTACCCCAGCTGGCGAAGTAGATAAAAATTCTGGCATATTCTTTTGTTTTTCCTGCCACCACGTCTGTGATCTAGTAGAGCTTATAATGCATGTCTCTGGTAGAAAATATTTTGAAGCTGTTAGGTTTATCAAAAGTAAGGAGCAGCAATCTTCTGTACTAGATACTTTAAATAAAAAATTGATAGATGTCCCAGAATACACACAATTTGATCAAATACTGATTAAACGATTAAACACTCAGGCATTAGAATCTCCAAGAGCAATGAGATATTTTGAGGGCAGATTAATTAATGAAGCTTCTGTTAGAAAGTTTGCCCTGGGCTTTTCAGAAAAGCAAGACATGGTTACAATTCCAGTACATTCTCCAGATGGCATGGAAGTTGGATTTGTTGGAAGATCTATTGAAGGCAAAGACTTTAAAAATACACCAAAGCTGCCAAAGGCTAAAATTTTATTTAATCTTCACAGGGTTAAATCATCCAAAAAGGTTTATGTAGTTGAGTCATCGTTTGATGCCATAAGGCTAGATCAATGCGGATTTCCAGCGGTGGCTACATTGGGGGCAAACGTCTCAAACTACCAAATAGACCTACTCAAAAAATACTTCAATAACATTTGCGTTATTGCAGACAATGATGAAGCAGGCGGTAATATGAAAGACAAGATTATTGAACATCTTGGCTCTCGTACTATCGTAATAAATATAGATAAAAAATATAAAGATATAGGCGATATGACAGATGAGGCAATCAAATTAATTGATGAATCGTTTGACAAATCTATTGCCACAATGCTAAAATAAGAAGCTAAAAATATAGGAGAATATATATGAGCGTAGTAAAAGGGCTAAAAAATATCAATGCACTACTTGATAAGCCAAAGTATGATGAAAACAAGGCCAAGGTTCGTTGGCTAAAGCTTGCAGACGGACAGTCTGTAAAGATTCGCTTTATTGAGGAACTAGATGAGGATAGCCCAAGCTATTCTGAAGACCGTGGTCTTGCTCTAGTTGTTAAGGAGCACACCAATCCAAAAGACTACAAGCGTAAGGCTGTAGATACTATGGATACAGAGGGTCGTGACTGGGCAGAAGAAATGCACCGCAAAGATCCAAAGGCTGGATGGAGAGCACGTCTTCGTTTTTATTGCAACGTGCTAGTTGATGATGGGCTAGAAGATCCATATGTTGCAATTTGGTCTATGGGTGTAAGCAAGCAGTCATCTTTTAATACTATCCGTGAGTATGCTCTTGAGACTGGAAGCATCTCTAATCTAACCTGGAAGCTAAAGCGTAACGGCCAGGGCACTGAGACAAGCTACACTCTCATTCCTTCGACTCCAGATAAGGAGCCGTTTGTGTGGAATGATGTTCGCCCATTCCCACTTGAGTCTGCCCTAAACAAGGTGCCTTATGCTGAGCAAGAGGCATTTTACCTAGGGTTTGACACACCATCTTCCAATTCTAATTCGAATATGGATTGGTAAGATAATCTATGTCCTATGTTGGTCTGCATGTCCACACTCATTACAGTTTGTTTGACGGTATAGCTACTCCTTTGGAGTATATAGAACGTGCAAAAGAACTGGGTATGAATGCATTAGCAATTACTGACCATGGCTCCCTGTCTGGTCACAGAGAGTTCTTTAGAGCTGCTAATGAGAGTGGCATCAGGCCAATATTGGGTGTAGAAGCCTATATCACATCAGATAGATTTGATCAAAGAGATAATGAAGAAAGAAAAGGTCTTATAGACCTTGTTTATAACCACACAATTATTCTTGCTAAGAATCAGGATGGCCTAGAAAATTTAAATAAGCTTAATGAGATTGCTTGGACAGAGGGTTATTTTAAAAAACCAAGAATAGATTATGAAGTCCTAGAGAAATATTCTGAGGGACTTGTTGTTCTTTCAGGATGTCTATCTGGTGCACTGGCAAAGGCAATTGAGGCAGAAGAGCTAGCAGAAGCAAAAAGAATTATAGAGTGGCACAAGCGTGTGTTTAAAGATGACTATTATATTGAGGTAATGCCACACAATCCAGCTACAGTTAATAAGCAATTATTAGAATTAGCAGACGAATTCGAAGTCAAGGCAGTTGTAACTCCAGACTGTCACCATGCACACACAGATCAAAAAGAGATACAAGAATTAAAGCTAATCCTAAACACTTATGCAAATAAGATTACAAAAGATGCAACGTATGAAAAGTCACTAAAACATTCTAACTTAATGGATAGATTAGACTACCTATATGGTTCAGACAGGCAAATGTCTTTTAATAAATTTGAAATTCACCTACTTTCCGATGAAGAAATGCACAGAGAAATGGAAAAGCAGGGCATTGATAGGGAAGATATCTATACCCATACTATAGAAATTGCAAATAAGGTAGAGGACTACGACATCAAAGACCACCTTGATCTGCTTCCAGTTCAGTATCAAAAACCAGATGAAGAGCTTAGAAAGTTAGCACTTGAAGGCCTTGAGGCCAGAGGAATAAAGGATAACCAAAAATATTTGGATAGGCTAGACGAAGAGCTAAAGGTAATTCGTGATAAAAAGTTTGGGCCATACTTCTTGGTTGTTCGTAATATGATTGCTTGGGCTAAAAAAGAAGGCATTATGGTTGGACCAGGCCGTGGATCTTCCGCTGGCTCATTGCTGTGCTATGCGTTGGGAATAACTGATATTGATCCAATTAAATATGGCCTTCTTTTCTTCCGTTTTATTAATCCAGAACGTAATGACTTTCCAGACATCGACACTGATATCCAGGATTCACGCCGTGAAGAGGTAAAGGACTATCTTGTTAGGCAATATCGTCACGTAGCGTCTATTGCTACCTTCTTAGAATTTAAAGATAAGGGCGTGGTGCGTGATATTGCACGTGTTCTTAATATTCCATTATCAGATGTAAATAAAGTTATGAAAGTTGTAGATACCTGGGACGACTACTGTACGTCAAAACAGGCTGCCTGGTTTAGAGAGAAATATCCTGAGATTGAAAAGTATGGAGAGCAGCTTCGTGGTCGTATTAGAGGAACTGGTATTCACGCTGCTGGTGTTGTTACTTCTAAGCATCCAATTTTTAAGTATGCTCCAATGGAAACACGAACATCGCCAGGAAGTGGAGACAGGATTCCTGTAGTTGCAGTAGACATGGAAGAGGCAGAACGCATTGGGTTAATTAAGATTGATGCCCTTGGTCTAAAGACCTTGTCTGTTCTGCGTGATACCCTTGACATCATTAAAGATAGAACTGGTCAAGATATCAACCTATTAGAAATTGATATGGAAGATCCAAAGGTATATGAAATGCTATCTTTTGGATACACCAAGGGAGTTTTTCAGTGTGAAGCTACACCATACACCAACTTGCTTGTAAAAATGGGAGTCAAGAGCTTTGCAGAGCTTGCAGCGTCTAACGCTTTGGTTAGACCAGGTGCAATGAATACTATCGGCAAAGACTATATAGCACGTAAGCATGGAAAGCAAAACATTGCCTACCATCACCAAGTAATGAAAGAGTTTACTTCAGAAACTTATGGATGCATTTTGTACCAGGAGCAGGTCATGCAGGCCTGTGTAAATCTTGGCGGCATGACAATGGCAGAGGCAGACAAGGTTCGTAAGATTATTGGAAAGAAAAAGGATGCAAAAGAGTTTGACCAGTTTAGGGAAAAGTTTGTTGAAGGTGCTTCAAAATATCTCGCCCCCAATGTCGCACGTGATTTATGGTCTGATTTTGAGGCCCATGCTGGGTATTCGTTCAATAAGTCTCACGCTGTGGCGTACTCTACGCTCTCATATTGGACGGCATGGTTAAAGAAATACTATCCAATTGAGTTTATGTATTCTGTTCTTAAGAATGAAAAAGACAAAGATGCTCGCACAGAGTACTTGATCGAAGCAAAGCGTATGAATATCCCAATTCGTTTACCACATATTAATGAATCTGACATTGATTTTAAAATTGAGGGCAAGGGTATTAGGTTTGGACTAACAGCAATTAAGTATATTTCAGACAATATTGCTAAGAAGTATATAGCTAGGCGACCATTTGCTTCTTACAAAGAGCTAGAGACATTTACGTTTGGTAAGGGTAATGGTGTAAATAGCCGTGCTCTTCAAGCACTAAGACTTGTTGGTGCAGCAACGTTTGAAGATAATCCTAGAAATGAAAATGAAGTAAGGGAAAATCTTTACGAATATCTAAATTTGCCAGAATTTAACATTGATATTCCATCCCACTACTATGCATTTATTAATGATATAGAAGAGTTTGAAGAAAAGGGTTCATTTGTTTTGATGGGAATGATTAAGGGTATCAAGCGTGGCAAGGGGTGGTCACGTGTAGAGGTATTGGATAAAACTGGAAGCGTAGGAATTTTTGATGAAGAGCAAACTACAATTGAGCCAGGTCGTACGTATCTTCTATTGGCTAGCGATAATAGGATTGTTTCTGCTATACCAGTAGATGAGATTAAAGGCAACGAAAATGCCTTAGTAAAATTTTTAAACTACAGGCAATTGCCGTATAAAGAAGATGAATTTTATGTAGTTTCTTTTAGGCCTAGAGTTACAAAGGCAGGGAAAAAGATGGCATCACTAACCTTAGCAGATACTGCCAGAGAGCTACACTCTGTTACTGTGTTTCCTACATCTTTTGCTAAGGCCTATATGAAAATTAAAGAGGGGCATGCCTATAAATTTGAGTTTGGTAAAACAAAAGATGGAACTGTGATAATGGAGGACGTAATTGACAACAGTTGAAGAGGCACTAGCTCAGCTAGATCCGAAGATTAGAAAAAGAATAGGCACTGGAGAGGGAATTAAGATAGAGATTCAACCTACTCCAAGTGCTGGATTAAACAGAGCACTTGGTGGTGGTTTCCCATATGGCAGACAAGTTTTGCTTTGGGGAAGTAAGTCTAGTGCAAAGTCTTCCTTGTGCTTACAGATGATAGGTATGGCACAAAAAGAAGGCAAGCTCTGTGCCTGGATTGATGCAGAAATGTCCTATGATGAGGAATGGGCGAAGAAGCTTGGTGTAGACACATCTAAGCTAATTTATTCAGAAGCTAGAAGTATTAATGAAATGGTTGACGTTGGCGTTGCACTTTTAAACGCAGGAGTTGATTTAATTGTAATTGACAGCATTAGCTCTTTGCTCCCAGCGGTATATTTTGAAAAAGACTCTACAGAGCTAAAGCCATTGGATCAAACCAAGCAGATTGGTGCAGAGTCTAAAGACTTAAAGCATGCATGGCTAATGCTTAACTATGCCAATAATCGTGAAAAGCCAGCACTGATTATTGCAATTTCTCAGTCACGCAATAATATTCAGCAAACTTATACTCAGGCTGCCCCAACAGGCGGACTGACCACACAGTTTATGTCATCTACAATTGTTAAGCTATTTTCATCCAGCTCCGATTCTCAGGCAATTAAGGCTAAGATCAAGGTAGGAGATAAGATAATTGAACAAAAAGTAGGCCGTAAAGTTAGGTGGGAAGTTTTAAACTCAAAGACTTCTGCTCCAGGAGATAGTGCAGAATATGACTTTTACTACCGTGGAGATTTGATTGGAATTGATATGGTTGGAGATCTTGTAGATACTGCAGAGATGCTTGGGTTTGTAAATAGAACTGGTGCCTGGTATCAGCTAGATGATGGCACTAAAATACAAGGCCGTGATGCATTTGTAGACAGGGTAAAAGAAGACAAAGCCCTATACGAATCTTTATATGCAAAGGTCCACGGTGTCTAAATATAATATTCACCCAGGACAGTTTAAGTGTCAAGTTTGTAATAAAGATGTTAACAGTTTAAGACACTATGTTGAGGATAGTTTGCTTACATGGATGTGCTCTGACAAGCACATTAGTGAAGTATCTTTAAAGGTTAAGAAAAAGAAAGACTATGAGCGAGAGAGCAGAGACTAAGCGTCTTGGTGCCAGGCAAACTAAAAATAGTGGGCGTGGCATTAAGAAAGGCGATGCCACTTGGGAAAATTTCACAGTAGATTTTAAAGAATACCCAAAAGGATTTACCATTAATCAAGACAATTGGGCAAAAACAGTAACAGATGCAATAAAAAATGGAAATGATCCAGCAATTATAGTAGTACTAGGAGAAGGAAATAAAAAGACAAGGCTGGCAATAATAGAGCTATCTCTATTAGAGCAGTTATTGGAGGATTAATTATGAAAACATTATTTTTAGATATTGAAACAACGCCAATGCAGGTATATGCATGGGGACTATTTGATCAAAATATTACAATAGATCAGATTATTAAAAGCACAGAAATGCTATGCTTTGGAGCCAGATGGCTTGGAGAAAAGAAAGTAATCTTTCGATCAGTTTATCACGATGGCAAAAAAGCTATGCTAGAAGAGCTACACAGCCTAATGGATGAGGCAGATGTTCTTGTTGGTTGGAACTCAGCAGCATTTGACCACAAACACATCAACCGTGAATTTTTGGAAAATGGAATGATGCCCCCATCTACTGTAAAGGATCTAGACCTTATGAGTGTAACAAAGGCAAACTTTCTATTCCCATCCAATAAGCTAGACTATGTGGCACAAAAGCTAGAGGTTGGTGCCAAGGTTAAGCATTCTGGTTTTTCGCTTTGGCTTGGATGCATGGATAATGACAAAAAGTCCTGGAAGCAGATGAAAGAATATCAGATTCAGGATGTCAACCTTTTAGTAGATTTATACGACATTCTTTTGCCATGGCTAGTGCCAAATGGCAAAGTGACAAGCAAAGAAAAGCAGGCTATCCAGGAAGCGGACGGCGTGGTATAATAGTCTAATGGAACAAGTAACAAAAGATAAAACAACATTAGAAATGGTAAATGGTCTAGCAGAGATTGCAGACTTTATGGAAGATGAAGAGCTTACACAAGCACTTACATTTATTGCCAAGATTATACTAAAGCCAGATATTCCAATGAATGTGGCCACCCTTGAAATCGTAAGGCTTCAAGCTATCGCTGCTAAAATGGCTTTTAAGGCGACTTGGTCAGCTAACGTAGAAAAGGGAGATAGAGCGAAAAAGAATATTTATTATACTGCTGCTGAATCTATTAATGATTTAGTAGCTGCTCTTAAATATATTATTCGCTAAGTAGGATATGGCTAAAAATTTTCTACAACAAGTAATGCTTAAGAAAGCAGAAGAGTCACCAAAATCATTTTTGAATACGCAAGAGCTTATTGATAAAATTAACTATGGTTACATTGCCAAGCGTGAAACCAAGTTTGCTAAGAAAAACTCTTTTGCACCAAGCACAATAGCATACTCTCATGGAGAGTGTCCACGTTACTGGTACCTAGCATTTGAAGGT